TGAAACGTCGTCGTGCGACGCGTAGCATGCCGGATGCTGTCCGCGAAGAAGCATCGTTTGTTGCTGAGAGCTTTCAAGATCGTGATAAAGCTCGTCGTGCGTTGAATCGAAAGCGTCAGTTCGTTGCTGAAGCTCGCCACTATCTCCCCCCAACTAGTCCCCTTATCAGGGATGTTGAGAACGTTAGGAGTAGGATCATTCGTGATCTTCCTCTTGACGCATCTGAGATAGATCGTGTTCGAGATGCCATAATCCATCATTGGCATTCGGATGGTGTTGAAGTCCATCGTGCAGAAGGTTCTGTCGATCCTTCTGCGTCGTCGCTTGTTCAGAGTGTTGTGATTCCCAAGCTATTCCAGGTGAATCACGATGGTGCTCCTTCCCGTATGTCGATGACGGGAATGCGTGTGTGTGGCCGGTTGGCTCTGCTTCCGCGACATTTGTTCATCCTAAATAGTCGCGAGTTGATTGCTGAAGGGACTGTACTTTATATCACCTTGGCTGATGGCCAAAAGTACACCTCTGCTTTTTCCCGTAAGAGTATGAGGTTGTTCCCGCGTGTCCGAGATGAATCTGGAGTTGAGATTCATAAAGACATGGTGTTGTATGACCTTGGTGTTCGTGTTCCCGCCTCCCGAGACGTAACAAATCTTTTCTTAGATCAAAAGGATTTGCCGTACGTTGCTAATTGTTCCGCGCAGCTTGCCATTTTTCCACCTGGTTCGGAACACCCTGGGTTTATTGTCATTCCATCCGTGAAGTTTGCACAGACCAAGGTGTACACTTCTCCTGCCCTCGTCGACTCCCCCGATCGTCCTGAAGACATGGTTCTTGTGAATGGACTTGAGTATGAAGCCGCTACGCAGCCCGGATATTGTGGATCTGTTTTAGTGTTGGAAAACACTAAGATAGTCAACAAAATCATGGGTTTGCATGTCGGTGGCTCTATGACGCGTAACTTCGGCTTTTCTGAAGTTATAACTCGTGAGAGCTTAATTACTCTTGTCAATTCATTTGAACCTCAAGTGAACGGAACACCTGTTCACCCTGGTCTTGGTTCGTTTGATAATGCGCGGTTAGTGCCTGAGAGTGAGAATATCACTTTCAATGGGACCTTGCCAGAAATTCTCATACCGAGAGCCCCCACGAATACACAAATCCGTGAGAGCCCTCTGTTTGAGCAAATCTGTGCCCATTCCACTGAACCCGCCCCCCTTGTTCCATCTGACCCTCGTCTGTTGGAACCCACGCCTATGATCAAGCGTGGTGTTGAGAAGTTTGGCCGTCCTGCCAAACCGTTAGATCCGGAGTTGCTAGCAATAGCGACTAAATCGGTCTTTGAAGAGCTGCGATCGTTATTGTCTGGAGATAAAATCGAGGTGTGGACTGAAGCGGAAGCCATCAATGGTATCCCCCAAATTTCACACGCCGACCCTCTAGACATGTCGACTGCGCCTGGTCATCCTTACAATACTGTGCGCCCCCATGGCCAAACTGGAAAACGCTTTTTGTTTAAACAAGAAACGGATTCGAGTAGGCCCCAGGGGTTCAAGTATGTGGTTAACCATCCTCTTTTAAGATCGAGACTGGATAAACGGCAGCTTTTGTCATCACAAGCTGAGCGCCTTCCAGAGTCGCTCTGGATTCCAACGCTGAAAGATGAGCGTCGACCCATAGCAAAGATCGCTATTGGGAAGACCCGGACGTTCATCTATGCACCAGTTGATATTACGATTCAATCGCGTAAGTATCTTGGTGCTTTTGCTGCTTCCTTGTTTAGTCATCCTAACGAGGGTTTTTCCGCTCCAGGCTTGGACACCTGTTCTGGAGATTGGGACCGTTTAGCAAAAGATCTGCTGTCGGTTTCTGATGTTGGTTTCGCTGGAGATTACGGTAATTACGATGGTACTCTTATGCCAGAAGTGATTCATGCCGTAGGCGATATAATCAACAGGTTGTATGATGATGGCCCAGTCAACGCCATGCATCGTACCATACTCTTTGATGAGTATGTTCACACTCAAATGTTGTGTGGCAATACTGTCTTTCATTGCCACACAGGCAACAAATCGGGTAATTTTCTAACGACCCCGATTAATACTGTTGCCGGTAGAATTTTGATGACATATGCTTTCTTGCAGTTAGCGCGTCAACATGCTCCTGAGTATGCTGACCCTATCTTCTATCGTAAGTATGTGGTAGCAAAGTTCTACGGGGATGATAATATTAACTCCGTATCACGCAAAATCATCGCGTGGTTTAACATGATTACCGTTGGACACTGTCTTTCGTCCCTCGGTATGGAGTATACATCCCCTGACAAGTCTTCAGCTCTTGTCGAATTCCGTCCTATCTTGGACTGGACCTTTCTAAAAGCTGGATTCCGGAAAGTTGGCCGGAATTATGTCCCCTTGTTGGATGTTAACACCATTTACGAACTTACCAACTGGGTTCGTAAATCCAACGACGACTGGAAGTCGTGTGAGGAGAACTGTGCGGATGCATTGAAGTACGCATACTTCTATGGTCAAGAGTTCTTCGACGATCTTCGTGATCGTATTCTTGTCGCTGCTGATAACTTGCGACATCCTTTCGTCCTTCCATCCTATGATTGGTTCGATCGCGCGTTTGCTGAGAAATATCAACTTCCCAACTTAGCATACGGCGCACTCGGAGAGTTAGATCCGTATTTCGAAGTGCGTGACGCAGCGAAGCGTCAGCGGATCGAAGCCCAGTCAGCTGTGGCAGCGGGCATTGAGACCGCCCCTAATGAGACCAATGTCGAAGATGCCGGTCTGGGTATTTCTTTTCGTCAAGCCTCCACCCCAGACCATTCCACCGCAATTGGTCCAACTTCTGCTTCTACTGTTGCTGATACTAATATCACTGATCGTCTCTGGTCTATTAGCAACTTGGTTGGCAAGGAGTTTTTTGTCAATTCTTTCCTCTGGAGTGTCGGGTCAAGTGTTAAAACTATCCTGGGTCAGTATAACGTTCCTGGTGATTTTATTGATCCCACCTCTGTTAACCATGCTGCTTTCGGGCAATTTGCTTACGCTCGTTTTAAACCTATAGTTCGAATTCAGGTGAATGGCACACAGTTTCATACGGGCACTCTCATTGCCTACTATGTTCCTTTGTGCACTTTACCTGTTTTGAACTCCTGGCATGCAGAATCCGTTACTGTCATGTCAGGTGTGCAGCATGCACTACTTGACCCTGCGAAGTCTACTATCGTCGAGATGGAATTGCCTTTTATCAATCCAAGGCATTATCTCGCTCTTCGCAACCCGCGCCAATGGGATTTTCTTGGCTCACTCCAAATTGCGGTTTTTAACGAACTCCGCGCTGGCACTGGCACTTCAACAGCTGTGCGTGTTTCAGTATCTGTTCGTTTTGAGGACGCGCAGTTTAAGATCCCGCGTCCTGTTGGAACATCTCTCGACTTGCACGCTCAAATTCGCAAGTTGAAAGAGCAGCTAAAGGCGTATGAGACTATTGAAGCTCAGTCCTCTGTGGCACCTGTCACTTTGTCGCCTTCGGCTGCGGCCGTCACTGGTCGCCCATTTGGGGAGAAAATGGATAGCGTTTTGTCTATTCTTAAACGCTATCAGCTAGTTTCTGTCATTCCTAATCCCATCTTTGACACTATTAGTGGTTCTCCCCCCACCACCTTTTACACTGCGATAGACATATCTAACTTGTTCTTCTTTCCAAGTGGGTATGTGACTGGTTCACTTACCAACTTGCCGGATGAGTTTTATGCCCGTCGTGGTATGATTGGGTGGTTTGGCGCTGCATATCGCGCCTCTTATGGTTCGGTTAGATTTAAACTTCAACATATCCAGCACATTCGCCAGAATTATATCACTGGCCCTGGAGATGCTGGATCTCAAATCTACCGGATCGAGCGGACATTTGACGGTCAGGATTTTTCCACTCATGGGTTTTCAACAGCCCAGCCTCCGTCAATTTCTCAAGATTCATTTGGAGTGTGTTTTGATTCGCGGGCTTTTACCGTTTATTCTCCCGCGAATGCGACACGTGGCTCAATTCATCGAGCCGTTGCGTCATCTGCAGCTCCAATATCTGATCCTGAATTTGCTATTGCCGCGTACCTTGATGGTATTTTCCATGCCGGCCAGCAAATTCGCCAGAGTGCATCATCATCGCAAGCGTATAGTGTTGAGACCTATATGCAATCTGGCATAGCCGCGACATGGTCAGATCCTGCGGCTAATTATCTCTTTATTGAGATTCCAATTCAAACTCCCTATAAGTTCATCATCAATAACTTTGAGGGGAGTACTGACACGTCTGATGCTAACGCACGGACTATGGGAACTCTTTACATCGCGTTTCCTGCTCCGTCGAATAATGTCGTCGATTTTCAACAGACGACTGGCTACATCAATTTGTTTGTGTCGGCTGGAGATGATTATCGTCTAGGTGTATTTGTTGGTGTTCCTGGAGTTGCGCTTGGAAGGTTAAATCTTGCCAACGATCTGTATCAGCCATCTCTTACAGAAAGAATCGTTGCCCAAGGTGCGACTTATTCCACCATCAACAACAACATCAAGAAATCTGCTATCCGTAGTATGCCCATTGACGTTTCTGGGTCGACGTTTAAAGCCGCCGATTCAATTGACGTTGAAGCTCATGCTATGGATTGCCCTAGTATAAATCTCTCCCCGATGCCGCTTGTTCGTAGCCCTCTCGGATATTTTACGAGCGCGAATGACGTTGTTTACAACGAACGTCTTTCATTGTATCCGGGTGATAGCATCACAACCAAAACACCAGAGGACTTTGGGACAACCGAAGATGAAACAACGCTGAAGTTTTGGACTAAGAAATGGGCCCGAGAAGGGCGTGATGATTTCACCATTCAGAGCACATATACGTCGGGCCAATTGATATACTCGCGTTTTGTGTGTCCTATGGCGTTAGCTCTTGCTAATCGTTATACGCTACAAAACCAGTATTATGTTGTTCCGATGGATTATGCTTCCATGAAGTTCAATTATTGGCGCGGGTCTATTTTGATCAGACTCGACGTCATAGCTTCAGCCTTTCATTCGTGTCGGTTGTTCGTGTGTTATAGCATTGGGAGCTCGGCTACACCAACGACTCTCAAAGATGCTATGTCCTGTTATGGGTCCTATATTGACGTAAATGCTGATTCTCATTCATTTGAATTCAGCTTGCCGTATGAGTCGACCCTGAATGCCTTGCGAGTTCCAAACGGCATTCTTCCAGTGGGTGGTAATTACCTCGATTACACCACTGGAACTTTTTCCATCTGGGTTGTCAATGATTTGGTAGCCCCTGCTGGTGTCTCCACTTTCGTAGATTGCAATATCTGGATTGCTGGTGGAGACGATTATGAGCTTTTTGCTCTTGGCAATAACAACGCCACCTGGATCAATGTTCCCATCGCTCAGAATGATCCAGGACAGGATGTTGACAATCCTAATCCATTGGAGCCCCATCCAGATCCTATTGTGCCGCCGGGGCCCCATGTCAAGCACAATACAGTTGGTGTTCGTTTCGCTGAACAACCAACTACAGACGACGAATATTCTGTCGTCTCTGAAGACGTTACTTCATCTCGTGAACGTCTTATTTAGTCATCAGAGTAGACCTGACTACTCGCTGCCGAGAAACCCTTCCAATTTATTGGACCATGGCTCTTAGCTTATTTATCAGGACCAGAAAGTATGGCACTCTCATCCTCGCCGTTAGATCATCTCTTCTCGCGCCTTTGTTAGACCTCTCCTGCGGCTAACTGAACATCCAGTTCAGATCTAGACTGCGAAGTCCATCTTGGGTAGCGCCCAGAGTTTGATGTCTTTTCCATTCAC